TACACAGGAGGGAGAGCCTACTACATCTTTGATGGGTCGTATGAAGCCTTACTCGTATTATTATGATTTCCTGATGTTCAAACAATGGGAGACACTCAGTAAGCATAAAGGTGTTGTAGGTTATCTCGACCTTGCAATGATCCCTGAAGGTTGGGAAATGGAGGATGCATTATACTTTGCAGATAAGATGGGATGGTTGCCGATAGACAGTTTCAAGGAGGCACGTAAAGGTGCAGCTACTGGAACAATAGCAGGTAACATGAATGCCAACAGAAGTCCTATGAATTTTGACATGGGTAATTATCTGCAGCAGAACATGTATATTCTTAACTTCATCAAAGAGGAGATCGCAAATATATCAGGGGTCAGTCGTCAGAGAGAAGGTGCTATTTCAAGCAGCGAGCTTGTAGGTAACACACAGCGTTCAGTGATGCAGTCATCACATATCACTGAACTTTACTTTCAGTTTCATGATAGGATAAAGATCGCTACATTGAAAGCAGCACTTGAGGTTGCCAAACATGCATACAGAGGTCGTAAACTGAACATACAGTATATAACGGATGATATGTCTCAGATACTTTCTGAGATAGATGGTAATGCGATACGTGAGATCGATTACGGTATAACTATCAACAGTAGTCTTGAGTACTCTCAGTTGCAGCAGATGTTATTGCAACTTGCACAGGCAGGATTGCAGAACGATAAAGTGAACTTCTCTCAGATCATGGATATTATGACAGATCCGAGCATCAGTTCTGTAAGACGTAAGATTGAAACTGCTGAACGTGCAAAAATTCAGGAGACACAGCAGCAGATGCAGCAACAACAGGAACTACAGGCACAGCAACAACAGGCAATGCAGCAGATCGAACAGATGAAACAGGAAGGAAACAAGCAAGCAGAGCAGTTTAAAGCAGATATGCAGATGCAGCTTGAGAAGGTTAGAAATGATGGAAAGATTGAACTTGAAAGAGTAAAAGCTGAACTTCAGAGAGACCTTAAGATGACCGAGAGTTCAGACACTCTCATTAAAACAAAGACAGATGTTGAAAAACTCGCAAAGGAATTACAACACGAGGCACAACAAAAAGAACTTGATAGAGAATCTAAAGAGGAGATCGAAAAAATGAAATCCAAAAAGTCTATAAAGTGAAAGTTGTTAAACTAGAAGAGGGTATTGACATCAGATATTAATTGAATTAATTTTGTAAATTAGAAATGGAGTTTCAAAACAATGAAAACGATTTTGGTTTCACCTTTGACATCGATGGTGTTGAAGATGCTGGGACATTTGAGATTGAACTAAAGGAAGACGCACCTATGTCTGCTGCAGACGCTGCCGTAAAATCAGCGAATACTACAGACGGTAAAGACACTAAGGCAGAAGCTGCACCTTCCGAAACAGGTACATTTGAGGTCACATTGAAAAATGTGATCAGTGGTTCCGACAAGGAGGGAGATGCCACGTTCACTCTACCTGAAGATAAGCCGTCCTCTGAAAGTGCTCCCTCTTCTCCTCATCTCTTGACGAGGCTTGCCTCGGCACTCTATAAGGACGGTGTTCTTACAGGTGTCAGCGAAGAGGATATCAAGGACGTAGATATTCCGAAACTTGCTGAAATGATTAAAGGAACCATTCAAAAGAATGAGTACTCTGATCTTGATGCTCGTACAAAAGAAGCGTTGGATGCTATTCGGGCAGGTGTACCTGTTGAGAATGTTGTAAAACATCATAATGCAGAAACAAAATTGGCAGACTTCACAGAAGATCGTTTTATTGAATCTGATATGGATGATGAAGATGTTGCTGATACTAAGAAGAATATCCGACAGAATCTTATCTATAATGATCTTATAGCCCGTGGTTATTCACAGGCAGATGCTGAAAGACGCACCCGTCAGTCATTCAATTCAGGTGACGATGAGGCTGATGCAAAACTTGCATTGAACAGTCTTAAAAGTATTGCGGCACAAAGAAAACAAGCAGAGGTCCAACATGCAAAACAGGCTCAAAGACAACATGAGAACTCTCGTCAGGATCTTTTTAAAAAGGTTGCTGAATTGAAAGAGGTTCTTCCTGGAATACCTGTCAATGAGGATACTGCAAAATGGATGGCAGAAGCAATGACAAATCCTACAGGTAGGAATGAAAACGGTCAGTTGCGAACCATTGTAAGTGATAAACGTAGTGAAAATCCGTTCAATTTTGATACAAGATTACACTACTTGATTAAAATGGGTCTCTTTGATGAGAAACCAGACTTGTCCCTCTTCACAAGACGCTCTATGAGCAGTGCTGTAGAGGAACTTGAAAAGAGCCTTTCAACAGAAGGGATCTATGAAGCGGGGAGGGGAGCCTCCCTTGAGAGTATCACCGAGCGAGAAATGAAAGAGAATTATCTTCGCATGCTTGACGGTGTTGATATTTAATAGAATTTGAAATAAATACCCATTTAAAAACATGGCACTTCAATTTTCAGAATTTCAAATGTATGATGCGCAGCACTGGTCAGGATTGACAACTGCGAATCACTTACATAGCATTTATCAGGGTCGTCCACAGAAGGCTACTGATATCATGCGAAGGATCCACACTACCAATTTCGGTGTAGACTTGGATTCTCAACTATCAAAGTACAAGGTGAAATACCTTGATACTGATGATGATTTCACTTGGGAACTTATCGGAAGCGGTAAAAAGAATGTTCCTTTGATCGAAGCACGATTGACACCGACAGGGAATGCAGTATCTGTAGGCGATGAGCCAGGAAAGAACGTAACTTCTTTTTACTTGGTTTTTCCAGAACGTTGGTTCACTGATGAGCATATCATCGTAGGTCACAAGAATGAATTGTATTCTCTGCAGATCCAATCTGAGCCTGTAGCTGATTCTACCAACTGGATCTATGAGGTCAAATTGATCACAGGAGATACTGATCTTTTTGTTCCTGTTGAAGAACTTGCTGCTGGTACCCGTTGGAGCCGTGAATGGTCTCTTGTTGAATCTACTCTTTCTAAGAAAGGTGGTGGCATCAACTTTGAGTCTCCATTCGGAATGAGAAATACTTTCTCAATGATCCGTATGCAGCATACACTTCCTGGAAACATGGTCAACCGACCATTTGCTACAGGTTTCAAAGTAAAGGATGATACAAGCGGAAAGCTTGAGAATTTCGTTACTTGGATGCAGTATGAGGATTATGTATTCGATCAACAGTACAGATTGGAAAAGAACCGTCTTTTGATGTTTGCACGTTCCAACCGAGGAACAAATGGTCAATACTACAACTTCGGTAAGTCAGGTCACGTTAAGAAGCAAGGTGCAGGTATCCGTCAGCAGATGGAGTCTTCAGGTACTGAGTTCTACAGTGATTTCTCTATTCAGTGGTTGTTGAGTGTCCTTATGGATCTTTCAGAAGGAAAACTTCCTACTGACCAACGACACTTTGTAGCTCGTACAGGTGAGCGAGGAGCTGTACAGTTCCACCTTGCTTTGGAGACACACAGTCAGTTGTTCACTCCATTGTTCAACACTACACGTATGTTCTCAACTTCTGAGAATGGAGGAATGGCAGGTGTTAAGATGGCTTACGGTTACGGAGGTCAATTCCTTGATTACATGGGACCTAACGGAATCCGTTTCTCTATCTCTGTAGATTCAATGTACGATGATCGTGAGCGTAATAAGATCCTTCACCCGAGCGGTGGTGTTGCTGAGTCTTATCGTTATGATATCATGGATATCGGTACTACTAACGGAGAACCGAACATTCAGAAGTTCTATGTGAAGAACTCTGATAACATCTACGGTTACGAGCCAGGATTGAGAGATCCTTACTCTCCAATAGGTAAGATGTCACAGATGTCACATTCAACTGACGGTTATACCGTACACAGAGGATGTCAGGTAGGTGTTGCTGTTTACGACCCAAGTCGTACTAAGTCACTTATTCCTAACATTTTATATTGATAATTGCTAATGTTCAGAAGAGGAAATAACAATGGCTAAGAAACAAACAGTAGATAATGGTGAATCAGGAGTGGCCGAAATGGTCACTCCTACATTCACTTTACCAAAGAAAAAGGTCACAGTATTACCTGTGGTCAAAAAGACATGGTTACCGAAAGGTCACGAAGCTGAATTTCTATATCAGCATTCTATGAATACTTTTACAGTACCAAAGAACGCAATGAACGGATCATATGTGAACCCGCTTACAAATGAAGAACAGGAAATGCTTGAATCGCATCCTGGACTTTCGATCAAAGCAGGTGATCTTTCTGTACATAAGCGTGATAACAACTTTTGGAAAAGTACATTCAAACCTGTAAAACTCGGTAAAGATCCGCGTACTCTTGATCTATCAGATCCTATGGATTACATTACTTATAAGGTACTCCTTTTGAATAAGGATCACATTGCTCCTGACGCATACAGCGCAAAGGGAAAAGCATCTTACAAGTATATGATCGTTGATGAGGGTTACGAGGATAATAATAAATCTGCAACTGCAAATCTTATTGCTGACGCATACCTTGAGTATGGTAAGATCCGTGAAGATAAAGTTGCACTTTCAGACATCTTGTTCCTGCTTACAAATCAGCGTGTGTCACCTAATTCGACACTTATCTGGTTGCAAGGACAGATCGGAGATTTTATTGCAAACAACCCTAAAAGATTCATTGAGGTCGTTAATGATAAGGATCTTATGACAAGAGTCCTTATCACAAAGGGATTGACATATAATGCTATTCAGAAAGATGGTACTGCATATCGCACAATGGGTGGTGATCTCATGGGTGTAGATCTTACAGCGACCATTGCTTTCTTGAATAACAAACAGAATGGTGATCATCGTATCCTGATCGAAACAATGATCGCAAGAGCAGAAGGTAAGGTGTAATGGACGTACAAGAGATATTAGACTACATGAGATTGCGTTATGATGCGTATGCATCACAGGACGCTCCTGGTTACGATGATGATGACCTTATAAGTCTTTTCAATAAGGCTCAAAAGGTTTTCGCTAAATCATTGTACAACGAATTTGGCAATCCTACACGTAAAGGTGCAGAGGAGAGCGAAAAGCGTTCGAAGGATCTTGTGCAGTTGAAAGCTCATACGGTAGAACCTAACTTCTCTCCAGGAGATCATCCTAACTCACATTTTGTAAATCTTCCTGAAGATTTTTGGGTAGCTTTGAAAGAAGAGATCGATATAAGCTACACTAACAGTTGTGGTGATACGATCTCAGATTCAAGAATACCTGTGAAACCTATCAGAGAGGATTACTACAATACAAACGTCAAAAATCCATACAAGCGTCCTTACGAGGAACTTGTGTGGAGGTTTGACAGAGAAAGAGATGATATAACCAATCAGATAAGTGGAACCAACAGTAAAAGACACGAAGTGATCCTTTTCAATGGTGCTACTCCTGATAATTATAGGGTGTCCTATTATAGAGCACCTAAAAACATCATTGATCCTGCAGCAGGCGCAAGCTTCTGTGAGTTTGATGAGATGCACCATGAAAAGATCGCAGATCTTGCTGTTGAACTTGCAATGCAAACAACCGACAGACCTGGTTTGCAGTCTAAGATGATTGAAAACTCTAAAACAATTGAATAGAGTATGTCAATGGTTTATCTGATTTACCATATATAAAATCAGATATTTATAGATTCCTTTTAACTTAAAAACATAGGAAAAATGAGCGCACCAAGTGCAATTAATAACGCAAGACAGATTATTATCGGAAAAACTCCCGTAGCATTGGGACCTACTGATCTTAAATCTGCTGTATTCGCAGCCTCAACTGGAGAAGTTGGGGTATTCACGAAAGAAGGTGTTCGTGTAACAGGAGCAACTGCAACCGCAGGAATGGAATTTGTCATTGCTGTAAGTAGAGGAGCAGGTAAATCTCCACTTGTATCAGATCTTATCGATGGTTCTAAAGTAACTGTTGCAAACGCAGTTCAAAATGTTGTAGCAACTGAGCAGGTAACTGCTGTAGGTTACAACGGAACAAGCGGTCTTATCGCTGACGTTGCTACATATGCAGGAGAACTTTACAAAGTAACAGTTCTTGTACACCAGTTCCTTTCAGGTACTGACAGTGAGAAACTGAAAGCAGGTTACTATCAGTCACAATTGACTGACGGTCAAGCTGAGATTGCTTTAGGCATCGCAGGTTCTTTAATTAAGAACTTCTCTCGCGAAGTAAGTAATTCTAACGGAGACAAGCCAGTTAAAGCAAAAGCTGTTTGTAATGCTGCAGGTGCATTAGCTACAGGTGCTGCTACTGCTACTATTAGCAAAGGTTCTACACAGCTTTCTACGAACGCTGTTATTACAGGTGCTGTAGTTGGAGATTA